ACAGCTGCACCGTTTGTAAGTGCTTCATGTAAACCTGAAGAATCTGAAGCGCCGAAATATTGTGGCTCTTCTTTTCTAACTATTGTTAAGTCATTAGTTGCAACACTAATAACTCTATATTCATACTGGTCACCAAAGTTAACTATGTCGCCTGCGCCGATACCTGTTCCTGAAGTTACCGTTACAACCGTATCTCCGACTGCTGTTGAAGCGTCATTGACCGTTGTTTTGGATGTTTCTTCGTAAGCAGTAGCAGATGGACAAGAAGAAACCTGTATTGAGTTTCCAAATGCGCCAGCTGTTCTAGCAGCCCACAAACCAACAGAAGCAGAACCGTCAGCATAGTTATTTTGATAATCAGTAGTATTCTTTATTACAAATGCACTACCTGATTCAGTAGCATTTGATACAGATGAATTCTGTACTCGGACAACTCTTAAAGAATTAGAGTATTGCAAAAAGTTAGCAGCTGTGAAAAATCCCTCAAATGTTGTTGAGTTAGGTTTTCCAAATTTACTTACTAATTCTTGCTCACTTGATATACTAGTTACCTCGTCTAAAGGTCCTTGTGTAGCTTGAATAGCCACAGCACCGATAGAAGTTGAGACCGCCGGTATAATTCTTGTAAGGTCTTTTTCCTGTACGAGAACACCTGGTGATACTTGAAATGCCATTAGGTTTTCTCCTTTTAATTAGCTAATTATCTTTTAATTTTTTCAAAATTCGTATTATTCATACGCCCATATTCAAATTTCAACCTTACTGATATTTATAATATACGCAAACTAGACTATTGACCTTTACGAGTAACAGGATGCCATACATCTCCATATTCATCCACCGTTACTTTTTCATGGTCTGGTATACCATCATCTACAAATCCAAATGGCGCCATATCTTGCTCAATTAAGGCTTGTTGTTCTTCATATAACATTTGTCTAGCATTAGTATCAGTCATCTCTTTAAAGAAAGGTTGATTAGATAACCATCCAAATATTACTAAACACATCATTAAATCGTCTGTATTTCCTTCTTCAGCCTGCCATGATTGTCCTCTTCTCACAAAAGTTGACATCTCTTCAACAATATTAAAATCATTAATTTGTATTTTATCAGATTCTACCAATGTCTTAATATTAGCACAGCCAATTTTTTTAATTTGCTTTGTCATTTTTACACCAAAGCCTGCACCTCTACCACTAAATCCTGCACCTAATATTTGACCTGAACGGCCTCTATTAGTAGTCATTAACAAATTGTCATATTCTAATTCAAATTGTAATGCTTCTGCAATTTGTTGACCTAAATCATTTGTTTCAACTAATACATGAGCATGATTGTATGCTTTACCTACTCTGTCAATTGTATGAGGAAACAATAAAGGTTTTATATCATTGTTTCTAAATTTTGCAACTATTTTAAAAGGCATTTTTGAAACATCAATTACCGTAAACGCTGAATAATCTTTATTGACACCTCTTGCTACATCAACCGTAATTACATAAGTATTTTCTTTAATAGGATCCTCATAAACATCTAAACCACCACTAGATGTTTTTGGTGTTTTAAATACCATATTTTTAATTTTAGCAGGACTAATTAAAGTATTAACACTACCTAAAAATTCACACTCAAATTCTTGTGCAAATTGTTCAGCAGAGGTATTTCGTATTGTTTTTTCTTTCCACTCTTCATCTCTGCCTGGCACCTCTGACCAATGTACCTCAATAGGCACATAATCATTTCTTTTGTTTTCAGCGTCTGACCATAATTTATAAAACTGATTCATACCATAAGGTGTGGATACAATTACCATTTTTGTTTTTTGTCCTGATGATATTGTAGGGTAAACAGAGCTAAAAAACATCTCTGCTATATTTGGTGGTACAAAAGCAAACTCATCAAGAAAAATTATATTATAAGAACCACCTCGTATTGCACTTGAAGATGTAGCGGCGGCCACTATTTGAGATTTATTTTCTAATTCTATATTACCTTTATTCCAGTTTATTACACCTTGCTGTAACCACTTTGGTAAATTTTCATATGCTAATTGTACTCTACCTAAAATATCTCTAGCAGTAGAGGACTTATTGGCAAGAATGGCGATATTACTATTTGGATTGAATAAAGCATAGTGTAATAGATACGAAACGGTAGTTGTTGACTTACCAGATTGTCTAGGTAATTTGCAAATTGTGAAACGATTGTCATGTATTGTCCTAACTATATGTTTTTGAAAATCATACATCTTAAAAGGCACCAAGCCTTCATCAAGACTTACAATCTTCATGTAAGTTTCCATAAAGTAAATAGGGTCTTCAGCACACTTTTGATATTCTATAATATTTTCTTTTGTAAACTCAACTGGTGTGTTTACTTTTTTTAAATTAGGGTTGCCTAGATATGCGTCATTACTCATTGATTACTATTCCCTCTATGTGTGTATAACCTAATTTTATAGCGGCTTGCACTCTTTGACTACCTCTAAAAACTGAATATCTTTTTTCAGAATATGGTACACCATTTACACCTTTTCTAGGTATTAATGAATATGTATGTTTTCTAACTTCTATGGGGTTTTGCATATCTTCACCCTCTAATAATTCAGGCAAAGGTGTCATAGATTTGATATAATGGATTTTACTTATCTCCAGTTTTATCTTTTTCTGGTTGTCCGCTTTCGCCTTCAATAATTTCATCTTCTTTTTTTCTGTTTAACATTTTTTGCAATTCATTTGTAGAACCTACAAACAATGCATTTTTAATTTGTGTATTAGCTGACTTTGGTAATTCTTTTAAATCTTTTAATTTTTTTTGTAAGTCTTGTAACTTATCTACCGTTTGTGCTACTTGACCTATTAATTGACCTGCAACTTCATAAGCTCTAGGGTGTTGGCCTTCTTTTGCGATATCTAATATACCATCAATGGCTTGATTACCTTTGTCAATTAAATTATAATAATTATCTCTACTATTTACATAATCATTATCTATATCTGTTTTCTTTTCATCAATTTTTCTTGGCACCGGTGTTGGTTGCTCAAAGTCAGATACTTGTACAGAGTTTTCTTTTTTCTCTATACCTAAAATTTCATTCACATTATCCTCAAGTTTACTCATTTAAAACTCCTATGTATCACTATCACTAGACGGATTATATCTTTTACCGTCAGTAAAGAAACTTAATGTGGTTGTAAAACCAAAATCATCATCTGCGTCAGCTGTAGTAGGATTAGGTACTACAATAATTCTTTCATCTCTTGTCAATGGCGTATCAGTTGAAGCACCAAGGTCTGCTTGAGCAGTTTTAATAACTTTTTGATTACTCATTGGACCATATAAGTAAGTCTTAGCAGTAAAACTTAAAGTGTAAATTACTGCTCGTCTTTGTGTAAATTCACCATTGTATGTATCTTCATAATTTACACTATTTAAAATTATAGGTATATCTCTTACTAAACTTAATTCAGGCACAACATTCATTGTAACCGTATATTCTGGTTGAAAGAAAGGTAATATTTGTTCAATTATTTGTAAACCATTTTCAGCTGTTGCTGTAAATGAATATAAACTAAAATTAATATTATAAGGTACTGGTGTATAATTAAAGTTAGTTTTTTTACCTTCTTCATTATTTTTTACTCTTATTGTTTTATTCATCTTATTTAATTTTCTTGTAGAATCATAAGATAAACCTGTAATCTCAAAACCTAATCTTGGTAAAGTAATTGAAACTTCTCTATCAGATTGCAAATTAGCTTGTTGTTCTAATCTAACTATAAATTTTTCTTTTGGTGCATATGCTAAAGGCACTCTAATTCTTTTTGTGATTGCACCTGTGCTACTTGTATTTTGTAATACAATATTATTAAACAATTGACCAAATGCAATTGTTAACTTTCTTAAGCCTTCGTTATAAAAATGAGTTCCAAACATTATTCGTCAATTTCTCCAAAAGGGTTTCTTTCTGTGAAGTCTAATATGTCGTCTGCTGTACCGACCGTATCATAACCTGCAGCTGTATTTAAATCTAAATTACCTGCATAAGGCGATTGAGTTTGTACAACTTCAGCAGCTGTGTAATCTTCATTCATTAAAAACGCTGGTTGACCAGTAGAATAATCGTGATAATCTTCTAATGCAATTGAACCACGACCTGTCAATACTTCTTGACCATACTCTAATTGAAATCTATAAGCATATTCGTTTAATGTGTACTTATCTTCGACTGCGTCTAGTGTATTAATACCAGTATTAATTTCTTCATTTGCATATTCCCAACGAGTTACTTTTAATTTGTAAACTGGTAAATTACCGAGTTGATAAAAAGGCTCTTGGTCTTCTACAAATTGAATTTCAAAGAAAGATTTTAAAAGTGGTACATAAACAATATCACCCTCATTTGGTCTGCCTGAAGCAGTTAATGTTGCCTTACTTGCAACATGGTCCTCAAATCTTCGTTTAGATAATACTAATGTTGTATCATCTCTAATTTCTAAACCAAATTTATTAATGATTTCATTTTCACCTGCAAAACCTTCAGTAGTTTCAAAGTACATTTCAAGTAAATAAGAGTCATCAAATCTTGAAGATGTATCTTCACCTAATACTAAATCTCTATTAACAAGTGTACGAGGAAGATAATAGATATCTTGACCATAAATCTTTAGGCCTTCTATTATTAAATCTTCGTGTAATCTTTTTTCGGCCTGGTTTCCAATACCCTTGCCGCCTTGAAAATAGTGGTTAACTGCCATGTCATTTTATCCCATTATCATAGCTGGATTTAATTCAAATGTGCTTCTAATTTCAGTTTCTAATTTTTCTATATCTTGTAAAGACTCTGAATATATTTGTCTACCATTTAAAGTAACTCCACCTATCATTGCGACACCATCAAATTTTGATAAGTTGGCACCCCATTGTTTTTTAAATAAAGCTGTAACATATCTTTTTAAAAATATATCATTAAATACATCTGTATGTGTATTAGGGTCTAATTTTCTATACGCCTCTATCACAATATATTCGCCAACTGCTAAATCATTTTTCCAATCCATGTCAATAAACAATCTATTGTCATGTTGATTAAATCTTAATGGTTTTTCACCTACTAATATATGGTCTAAAAAATCTAAATGTCTTAATACAATATCATAATTGATAATACTTGTAGATGAAAAATCATACAAGTCATTTAATCTTAATTGATATCTGACATCAAACAAATTCATATTTGATTTATTTGAAAATGGGAAAATATTGATTACTGATATTACACTTTCAGGTACAACTAAAAAATTGTTACCCTCTTTCCATGATGTAGTTACGCCATTTTTTGTTATAGATTCCGAAGAATCTGCTGTCATTCTAGTCTTATCAGCTTCTGTATATTGATATTTTAAATATGCTCTTTGAATACCATCATAGTGATATTGTGCGAAATATTGTAAGGCCTCATCCAGTCTGTCTTCTAACTGGTCATCATCAACATTAATCTCAATTACAGGCTTACCTAATGCTCGTAAAGCATATTGTTTTAGTGTTTCTCTTGTTGCTGGATTAGCCATAAGTTATTCCTTTTCTGGACTATTTATAAGATTAATTATACCTTCGGAAAGAGATTATCTTGACAGAATAACTTAATATCTTCATCTGGTAAACCTAGTGATTGCATAACTCTAGGTGTGTGAGGATTTTTTTGTTGATGTTCGCAATAGTAATTTTGTGCCTCTATTACATCTTTCATCTTAGCTTCGTCATGGTGATTTCTAATTTTATCAATATAATTAGCCAGATTGGACACAGCCATTGTACATATCTGATTTAATTCTTTTTCTTCTTGTACATTGCCGGCTGCAATCATACCACCACTAAAGATTGCTTTTGCCCAATCTGGTAACTCTCTCTCTTTACTCGGTTTATACCATTTATTTTCTTCTATAAACCATTGAGTTAGCGGATGTTCTTTTTGTAATAAAGGACTAAAATCGTGAAAAGCGCCTGTAACTTTTTTCTTACCTGCTATAATATCAAAACCATATATTGGTCCACCATTTGTTAATCCTGGAAATAAACATACATGAGCCATCCATAAACCTTTTTTTTCTCTTACATCAACTACATCTACATGAGCTCGTCTAATATATTTGTTTGACCATGTTCTATTGACCCAACCTAATTCATCATTATTAAATCTTTCCATGCCAGGTTCTTTATATTCTGTTAACTCTTTATTTAAGAGTTCAACCGTTTCATCTTTCCATTTAATTAATCTGTCCCAAATCATGGAGCTCCTTCATTTCTTTAAATAACTTTGTAGCACTTTCAAAACAATATTTTGCCTCTGGTACTACTGAATGTTCATATACATTTAAATATGTATTAATAGTTTCTTTTACAATTCTTTTATAGTCGCCTACTTCTTTATGTTTAAATTTATAATATCTATTAGGACCAGGTGTTTTTTTCATAATCATTTGACCGCCCGATAAATCACCCATATGTCTAACATAAATGTGAGCATATAGTTTCATAGCCTCATCTTGTATAGATTCTATGTGTGCGATATAATCTTTTGTGCTTTGAGTTATTTCTGGTGGTAAACCTATGTCAATCCATAACGCTCTATAATCATAATGTATATGTTCAGCTCTTAATAAACCTGGTGTATCTCTAAACAATGAATTATGTAAACCATATTTTTCTAATACAGCATAACATTGTAATTGATTATAAAGATATGTCGCATATAGTTTTTCATCTATTTTTCCTGACATTAATAATCTTACAAAGTCTTGTCTTTCAGCATTCTTATGCTGTTCCATTGTTAATTCTTTTATATCTAACATTAATAAACCCAACTAATATATGAATATCTAGTCCCTTTAGTTACCGGCAATACTTTATGAGGATATAAAAATACTGACGGAAATATAATTAAATCTCCTGTTTTAAATTCAATTGGCATATTTTCAAACATAATAAAATCTCCACCCTCGTAATCTTCGTTTAATGTGCCTAAACAACTTAAAATAGGTATGCCTCTTCTTTCACCTGTAAACAATGATTGAATGTGGTCACAATGAGAAGCCATTTGTTTCTCATTAAAATATTTATTATATCTAGGCCATGAAAATCCTGACCAACCTGAAAACCAAGGCATTTTATAATTTTTAATATATTTGTCAATTGCATACCACAAATCTTTCATTATAGTTTCGGTAACCTCTGTATCCATGGCATAGATGGTATCATTTTCTTTATCGCCAGATAGTTTGTTCCAGGTTTTAGTTTTTGGTTCCCAAAATTCATGTGGTTGCCAACCCTCACCATGTTCATTAAGTTGTTCAATACCTCTTTTACACAAATCTTTATCTAAAAAATTATCAAACTTCATAATATAGTGTTCTAAATCTCTATTAAAAACACCTTCATAATCTTTTAACTGTTCATACATTATTTGTCCTCTACTGGAAACAATTTAAATTGTTCATCTGGTTGATACTCTCTATCTTCGGGTCCTAAACCTAACATTGGTCTTGTATCATATTTTAATTTTGTTCTATTACCATTTTCTTTAACATAGAAGAAAAATGCGTTTACTTGCAATTTGCCCTCATACGGTTCACGCCAATGTGCAAGTTCATTACCATCATAAACAATCATATCACCTGGTTTTTGATTTACTGAAAATGTTTGTTTATTTTTATCTTCCATCATTAATGGCCAATCATGGTTATCATCAACTGATAAACACAATGAAGCTGATATTTCAGAGCTACTTCTATCCACATGTCTATACATCACGGCACCATTATAATATAATCTACAATGAGTGTAAGTAGGAATTACCTTTTCACCTATGACTCGCTCTACTATATCTTTAACTAAAGTATCAGATAAAGAATCTAATACCAATGGCGAATATCTACTAAATGAATTATCCACCATATCATCTCTGCATGGAAAATCATTTTCTTTTAAATTTGAAGAGTGTAGTGTGATATCTTTTGCCATAATCAAGGCTCTGGATGTTAATCTGCAAACATCTTTAGATATGGCACCATTTACAATTTCAAAACTATCTTTAATATAACTCATAATATATCCTGTATAAATATATAGTATAGTTATTTATACAAGATGAGGTAACATGTTTGAATTGATAGATAATCTAAAATCAGAGATAGTCAATAAGACTTATTATGATAAAGGCCTGATACTTTATACAGACCAAAATAGTGAAGACAGATTTGCCAATCAACAATATTCTTATGATGATTGGGTAAATTT